CCTCAGGTATTTCGTTCATAGTTATGAGATAGTGAGCCCGCTTTCACAAGCTGACCTACTCCTCATGAGCTGTGAAGTCTACGGACCCGAAGTGCCTGTATTGCGAGTATATACGAGAGAAGTCTCTCGCTTTGTACCCGTACCGCGAGCATCACGGTTCGATTTTTCCTTCCCCAGTAAGATTCCTAACTGGATGACGGCTGGGTCACTCCTCGTTCAACACGTTTAACGTCCCACTATTTGTAAATAGTGGAGTCGACATGTTTCACGAAAGGTGAATCAAATGTCACTCACATATACCATCGATCGCATTGGTGGAACACCTGCGGACGTCTCAGTCGAGGCGCTTACGCAGGCGGACTTCGTCCTTGTGCGCACGGAAACCGTTCCGAATGGTACCAGGTCAACCTATGCGGTTGCATCTGGCGACCCTTCTCATCCAACTACCCTTGTGATTCAATCAACTATGAATCCTAAGGGCAATGGTGGTCAGGGTGTTCGGTCGGCTACGTTCGCACTTAATTCCTGGTCACGCGTGGCTTCGTCTGATGCATCCGTTGCGGATGTGTTAAGCCCAGTCTCTGCCGTGATCGCGTTCAACCTCCCGGCCGATATTCCGCTTGAGATAGCGGACGTGCGAAACCTCGTTCAGAACTTGTATGCTCTGACGTGGTCCACGCTGACATCAAAAGTGCCAGATAACGTCCGACTCGCTAAAGTCGTGCTTTATGGCATAACTCAGGCGATGTGAGCTCCGCTGACGGTTTTCATTTGAAAACCTCGGACGGAGTCTTCGTCGTTTCTTTTAGCGACGAAGAGTTGAAGACCCTATGCGGTGAGTCAGCGACCTCTCAGAATGTGCGCCTTGTGCGCCATTTCCTGACGTGCTGGCTCGCACTCCTCTACGACAGTCCTCTCTCACCGAACGGTTACAAGCCGGCCCTACTCGGACGACGACTTCTTAAAGTCGTTTTCCGCGACGGGCTACTTGCAACAATACGGTTCTATTCCGCATTAGCTGACGAGTTCATGCTTTCGCAGGGACTCTATGGCTCCGCTGATTTTACAAACCAGTGGGTAAAGGGATTCCGTGCTACCCCCATTTTTCGGGAGTACCACCAATTCTTTAAATGCGGGGATCCTGTGCTTGCGCGCTACATTCTAAGCTTCTGCCTCTTTGGCAAGAAACTAAAGTTTGAAAACGCGGCTTGGCATTCAATTGCATTTCGCAATTGGCAGGATGTAGAAGAGAAGTTGTCACGACTAGTTTTACAGGATGATGATACGAACGCCCTTAGGCGTATTGTGTCGTACCTTGTAGGTGCGACGTCCTTCGTCAATGTCTTCCCAAAGTTTGGGCCTGGCAAAGTCGCGGAACGTAGCATTAAGGATGATGTCGTTAAGTCGAATAGCTTGCGATACCACCCATATCTGGTCGCTCTTTGCAACCGAATCTATACAGATGGTTTGCAGAGATTCCCTGCTGAGGACTTCCTTAGTAGGAAAGAGGGGTACTACCGATTGGTCAGTCGACTGAAATTTGTCCCAAAAGACATAACTAAGTCGCGGTCCATATGTATGGAACCGAACAGCGTAATGTTTTTTCAACAAGCGCTGTTTGAGGCCTATCGTGTAGCCTTTGCTACGGGACCCATGTCCCAGTTCGTTGATCTGTCGGACCAACGACTTAACCAAGAGGCGGCCCACTACGGGTCGTTTTCTGGTGACGTCGATACGATAGATCTTTCGTCTGCGTCAGACAGCGTCAGCTTCGAGCTGATAAAGAAGATATTCCCGAAGGAACACCTTTTTTACCTAGCCCTAAGTAGGTCGCCGTTTGCCGAGACACCGGACGGTAGGTTGGTAAAACTGAAGAAGTTTGCACCGATGGGAAGTGCTTTATGCTTCCCTATTGAATGCATTGTCTTCACAGCGATATCGATCTATGCAGCAATGTGTCATAGTGGTTGGCTCGATACGCATCGGGCACGCTTCCTGGGAGGTGGAATCCTATCGTACAAACTTGTAGAGGCATTTTTCCGAAACAAGTTTTTAAGTACGTATGGTTACATCCACCCCGGGTGTGGAAAGTATCAACCTTTGCGCGTTTACGGTGACGATATCTGCGTAGATTCGTCACTGTCGACCGCACTCATCAGCATACTAACGAGGTGCGGGTTCTCTGTGAATGAAGAAAAATCATTCATGAGTTCCCAGGCATTTCGAGAATCCTGTGGGGTTTATTACCTACGAGGGTTTGACGTCACACCCATTCGATATGCATTGAAGGGTAAAGAAAATGGCAGCGATGCCAGATTCGTGGCGTCCAGTATTGCTCTTTCCAATAGAGCGGGGGATTTCGGCCTCTTCAATCTGAAGAGGTTCGTCACTCAAGCCGTCTTGTTCGAGAATGGAAGGAAACTCCCATTCTTGTTCAGTCGGGATCGTGAGCGGACGTACGCTTTTTATAGCGAAAAGCCCGTCAACGACCACCTTAGGTTCGCGGGACCGAAAGATGTGCAACCAAAAGGCTGCCATTCTGTCGATTACCAACATGCCGAGGTTGAGTGTCTCTCCTTTGCATATAAGCAGAGTCGAAAGCCTGAGCCTTTTGAGGCTTTAGCCTACGATAACTACCTCTATATGCGCTGGTGGGCGACAAAAAGATGGAGTGCTATTCAACCGACTTTCAGCGGTTCACTTCATCGTGTGACGGCAGGGAGCCGTCTTAGAAGGGTTTGGACACCCCTCTAAAGGTTTACGACGGGTTAAAATTCTCGATGCTGCTTAG